CCCCCACCCATTCGGTTAAAAGGATCCATGTCGTGCAGACAGCGGTTTCAGAACGGGCAGCCCCATTGGTTTTGATCAGTTGATCAACCTGTTCGGACAGCGGGCTGGTTTTCATAACCTCATTCTAGCGATGAGGCAGGTTTATGTCGCTAATTGAGCCGACGATTACCAGAATTAGTGCCGTTATCATGAGAACCAGATTGTCCCAGATGCGGATCAGTCGTTGTCCTCTTGGAGTCCAGTTCCAGTTGCGCCAGTAGTCGGGATCGTTTGTGCGCTTGTTGTGCTTTGCCATTAGATGTCCTTTCCACAGATGTCGCATTGCACGACATCCCAATCGGGGTTTGGGTTTTCGAGAGCCAGCATTGGGATCCCTTGAATGTTTTTCGGGGTGCATTTGATGCAGGTCATTTGGTTTTCGTGGAGCCAGCCCACAATCTCGGTGTTGTCGTCCATCATGCTCCAGCCTTTAGACATTTCTTGCAGAGGATTGGATGAGGGTTAATAGTGCTGGAGTTGTAGTGGATTGACTCTGCGTCGTTTTTGTTGATTTCGATTGCAGATCCACAAATTGCGCTTTGCGCGATTGAGTCTTTGTTGACTGCGTGGTATTTCCCGCCTTCGTATCTAGGTGGGTAAAAGATCATTGTCTGAGCCATGACTATTCGTCCTCATCCCAGTTGTCGCAGGACTTACAGAACGGGGTGCAGTCTCCAATGCAGCAGTCGCACCATTCGGTTGTGTCTGGGTATTTTCCATCTTCGGTGCAGTCTTGCGACCAGTTTGCGGGATGCGCTGGACATACCAGCATTTCAAGAAGGTTGTATCGCCACACTAGTTCGGAGTCTGGTGCGGTTTTCTCTAGTCTTGGTTTCATTAGGTTTTCCCTTCGTTCAGGGCACTCTGCCCTTATAGTTCTAGCCTGCCTTACAGAGGGGCTGAGTGTCAAGTCATTTCATAACATTTTTGATAACAGTTTGATAACGGATTTTGTTACAAACCTTCGGCTGCTCGTTCGGCTTTATTCTCAAAATAGATCGCAGCACACTCAGGGCAATCAGCCCACTCGTTGTCGCCCCCATGCTGCTCGCAGTTCTCAGCCACAAACGCATTCTTATGTCCGAATCCATTTGGGCACACCCAGTATTTTTGCAATTCTCCGATCGCTTTTTTGACAACTCGGTATCCAGCCTGTTTACGATCCCCGTAACCAACGATTTCTTTTTTCTGGAACTTCATCAGTTCAAGATGGGCGTTACATTCTTGGCATTTCATTATTTGCCTTCTTTAATTTTTAAGGCTTCCTGACGATCCTTTAGGCTTTGAGCCCATGACGCATCTTGATAACGTGGATTCTTGGCTTTAAGTGTTTCTATGGATTTTTTAATTTGTTCTGCTGTTCGCCTTGACGCGATCCATCGCGGCACATCCTCGGCTTCGATCATTACTAGCGGGTTAATTGGATTTATCACTTTTCGCCCTTTTCGTATGGAGTAAAGTTTACGCCGACGCACCAGACACCAGTTCGCGATTGGTAGATTTTTACCGTTTCGCTTTTGTGGTATGGATTCTGGATTCGGTATTCGTAGTATGCGCGGGCTTGTTCCTCGTTTTCGTAGCCACCGATCTCTACGTTATTTGGATGATGCTGTGGTGTTTTATTCATTTTAGGTTTTCCCTTCATTTGGGGCTCTCTGCCCTTATGACTCCACTCTGCCTTATGGCGTATTTGATGTCAAGCCATTTCGCAACTTATTTGATAACGATTAGATAACAGTCTGTTATCAGTTTTTCTCGCCACACTCAGGGCAGCATTCAAAGTTCAGACTGTTCGCGAACGCCCTTGTGCTCTTAGACGCTGACTTAAATACCGCGTCACATTCCCTGCAGCAGATCCACACGTCCATCTAAAGTTCCTTCATCATTTCATTTAAGGCTTTGTAATCTAGCGACTGACTGCGCCATTGAAAGTTATCAGGGGTGCGTTCTGTCGTCATGCCGTACTCTTTCAGAAACGCTATGTACGGATGATTACCTGTGTAGTCGACCATGAACCCTCGAGCCCGTTCGTACCATGCTGGATCGTTGTTGATCCAGAGCGACACGTTCCACGTTGCTTTATTTTTCCAGCCATTGTATTCAGTCATTTCGCTCTTCCTCTGTTTTTTGACTAGCGCGACGCTTTTCATCCAGTCGCTGCTTTCGATGATCTCGCTGTATTCAGTCATTTGATTCTCCATCATTGTTGTTTTGTTTTGCTGCTTTGTGGATGGCTTCGATCCCGTCCAGCCGAGTGGCGTTAGAGATGTTGCCTTCTGCGTGATCTATTTCTAGAGCCACGATTGCTTTAATTTGGTCGAGGGTTAATCCTCTAAATACACTCATTGTGATCCCCTAGAAACTGTAGTCGTAGTATTCGTCGCGGTAGCCGATTGCGAGCATTCCGTAATCTGATCCCTGCTGGATAAACTTGCCGTTTTTGCGCTTCGTGAATGTCTTGACTGGGGCATTAGGATTGGTTGTGTATTCGTATCCTTGCGAGTCGCTCATTCCATGCCCGTCGGTTCGCTTGGCGATGTCGCGGGTTACTTTGACTGCCTTGATTTGACCTTTTTGTTCTCCGCTTTTGTAGCAGATAATTTCGACGATTGTATAAGCGTTGCGATCACTCCAGCCGAGGTAGGTTGCGCCGTCGCCGACCTGTGGTTCACGTTGCGCTGATCCCGCTTGCAGGTAGTTAAATAGGCTTCCGTATTGCATGACTATTCGCCCTCTCCCCATGCTGCTGACGTTGTGTATCCTGTCGCGCTTGTTGACGCGATGTAGATTACGTCTGGCTGTGGGCGGCATTCGCAGTCGTCGTCGTTGTCAGCGATCTGGCATTCCTCTGAGTGGAAGTCCATTGTGGTGACTACGTTAATTGAGTGGATGTCTACTTCAAGTGGGTATTCAGGCTGGATTGCTAACTTGATCTCGTCGTTGCCGAACCCATTGTCTCTGATTTCCTCTAGGAGTTCGATCATTTCGTTTACATTCATTTTAGGTTTTCCCTTCATTCTGGGCACTCTGCCCTGTTATGTCTCTAGACTGCCTTATGCTCATGGTTACTGTCAAGCCATTTTGCAATTTATTTGATAACAGTTTGGTAACAGATTTTGCTGGCAGGTGGTGGTTATTTATCCACCTTTTAGCACCTCATGTCGGTTACGGAACAAGATTGACTATTGCTAGTGGAGCGCGTTAGCGCGATTGCGTCATGTCTCTACAAAGGTGGACGTTCGTCACTTAGGCAACCCGTGTTAAGTGATCCCCGTAGAGCGCATCTTGAAATCTATACTTTGCCTAGATCGTGATGCTGGCAATCCACCCTGCCTGTGGACATAACCCGAGTAGCCCATCTGACGGCTGCTTCTGACGCGGGTTAGGCGTAGCCCAAGTTTTACTACTTTGCGAGGTAGTTCCTGTATTTAGTTATTGCTAATTATTAAAAAGATGTTGGGGTTGAATACTTACTGGACTTGTTGTAAATGCTGCGTTGTTGAAGTTTGACCATCGCTTCCTCGCGTGTGGATGAAGTTCGCATAATCTCGTATTGCTCAGTTCGACAGATAGGGCAGAAGGTTGTTGCGTCGTATAACTTCCCGCGCTGCTCTACGACTGCCCCGTCGATCCATCCTTTGTAACAGACCGTGTGATTACAAGCACAGCCAACAATTCTGCAATGTGCATCTGAATACACACCTGCATCTGAACGCGCTGCAGCGTTGCCCCCAGAGCGCGACAGAACTAACTGGTCGAGTCGGTACAGGGCAGCAGCGGGCGGGAAATTAACCCCTGCAAAATTACCCTTGCTGATCGTCAGGGCTAAAGCCTCTGGTTCCCACCCATTTTTCCAGCCTATTCGCAGCGCGTTCTTTAGTCGGTCGCCGATCTCTGGACGAAGTTCAGGGGGTAAATTGTCGATGTAGTTCTGGACGTACTCATGCTGTTCCGTCATGCTGTTCCTAAATTAGTTTGAGTTTTATGACTTTCTGTATTTTGTGGTATTTGCCTCGTCGGAAATACCGTCTCTCGGATGCTGTCAGCCCGCCCCACATTCCCCAATTCTCATTCTTGAGTGCGTAGTCCAAACAGGGTATGCGCTCAGGACAACCCACGCAAATCGCTCTTGCAGATTCGATAACTTCCAGATCTGGAATGACGCTTTCCTCGGCGTAAAAAATCTCTGGATCATGATTACGGCAGGCAGCCATTGGAAGCGACGGGGGCTTCGGGAAATTATACGGGCGAGCCATACACCTATTATGCACATAGTTGCGACAATCACCTATTTGATCGACAGCCTCGAGTATCCGTTGCCCTGTTTCTTAGGGATGAACCCGAGGAGCCTCTGGACTTCCGCCTCGTCAGTTGTTTGACGACCTGACACTTGCGCCCACTTGATTACAATCCCGTTTGCTGTAGTGCCCTGTGTGCCCTCAAGCATAGACTTTATGAAATCCATCTGAGCGTCAGTCTGCTTATTAAGGATTTGTAGATTTTTGTAATCCTCGACTAACGACTCGATTTCAGGATTGTTGATTGGATGCTCGCTATTCATGTTTACGATGCCTGTGCATTCGCCGTAAAAAGGGCAGTAGAGTTTACAAAAGTCTGCATCTTTTTCTGGAGCAGGTGGCTCAAAACTATCCTTGATCCCGTAATAGCGTTCTAGCGCATTTAGAGCGACAGCCTCGTCGTAATCGACTAAGTATTCGCGAATGTCATTTTCGCTGCCATCTCGAGCGATCGCGACTAATCCGACTTGATCAACTTTTACCCCATTATTGTTAGCGAGGTATCCGTACAGTTGCACCTGTTCGATCTGTTGCTGCGAGGGGAAATACGACAGGCTGTTTTTAGTAGTCGTTTTCCAATCCCAGACTGTATGGGTTTCGGTGTCGATCAGATCAACGTGCCCAACTAATTCATCTTTCTTAAACTCTGACTCGATCAAGTACCTGCCGTCTCCTGCAAAAGCATTCTCGATCATTGTGTGAATTGCTGTGCCCATACTCGCAGCCAGTCCGAGCGTTGTTAAATTGGTTTTGGGAGTGCCATTTATTCTGTACCAGAGTCGACGCTGGCAACCGCCAATTTCTGACGGTCCTACCCATGCTTGCAGGCTTCGTGGACGACTTGCGTCACGCTTATGTAATTTGTCGATCAAGGTATCTTTCATGCTGTTCATGTTGTTCCTTTACATGTCTATTGCGCTACGGACAGACGTTCCGATGGATCTCGTAATGTCTACCTGTGTGCGTATCCTGTTGGTATTCCCTCTTGCTGCTCTGACCTTAGCCTCTGCAATGGCTAATGACCTAATCGCAGTCGAGCATTCGACTGTTGCTAGATCCTCGCGATCTTGAACTGTGTATTTTATTGGTGCAGTTTTAGTCCTTAGCCTTGCTTCCGCCAGAGAAATTTCACACTCTGATTTTGCAATATGGTATTCAGACTCACACTCCTCAAGAAACCTGTACGATTCGTCAATGTCTTTTGAGAGATCGAGTAATCGTTTTTCGACTGCTGCTGGAGTGACTATCATTTAACCTTGTCCTTTCTGCAATAGGAGCAGAGTGACTGGGCGTAAGACCAACTTCCGCATTGAGTGCATCTTTCAATTTTGCTGTCGACCTGTTTCCCGAGCGGTCTAGATCCACGAATTGTCTGGTTGAGCATTTACGATCACCCTCTCAAAATACTCTTTGACCATTTTGGGATCCAGATCCATGTTGTCACCATAAGTGTTCCACCATGTCTGTAACTCGAGCAGCATACTTTGACGCAGCGACTCAATCTGTTGAGCAGCGTATTCGCTCTTTGGTTGTGTCTGGCGGTACGGACTGACCTCGCGATCAAAAACGTATTTGAGCAAGATGTAGATTTCGCATTTGTCTCGACGTTCAGTCAGCCGAGCAATTACTCCCTCTTTGTGCATGACGCTTAAAACCCCAGAAGCCTGCCCATGATGCCAGTCATTTGCTGCAGCCAAGTCTTTCCACGTTAAGCCCTGCATCCCAGCGCGATTAAGATCCGCATAGGTTTTATCCTGACGACGTTTAGTGATCCCATTCGAGTCTGATTCGACTGCTCGTTCAGCAGAGGTTGTTGACCCCGACCATCCTGACGTTCCGTTATACGGAGTGATTGGATCATCGTCCTTTTCGTAATAGTCGTGATTAAAAAGATCAGGCTCAGTCATTACGCCACCTCGTCTTTACGTTGCATGATGTACGCCCGCAATGTCGTGTCGTTGTGATCTAAGTCCAGCAGGTCGCTATTTGCCCCCCAGATCGCCTTTAGTTCGTCGGGGGTAGTTGCACCAGCGACTAATTCGTACGCCACCATGAGGACGGCTGTTGCCTCGTCAGCGGAACGCTCAGGCTTTGGTGCTGCAGTTTTGGCTGGGGCTCCTCGCTGAACCTTGCTCATCTCCTCACGACTTGCACGTTTGCCCTTAGTCGCAAAACCTGCATTTGCGAGTGCCCGACCGATTGCCGAAGTCTCGCAGTTTTCTAGTGCGCTGGTTTTGTTAACCATTCCTTGACCGACTACCTCTTGCGCGTAGCCTGACGAAAATGGCAGAGTTTCGACATCGCTATTGCGGTAGAGATGCGATACAAAAATGTATTGGTTATCCTCTTTTGAGATCAGTCCAGTTTCGATTCGACCATCTGGGTATTGCGTCCAGAACTTGACGATGCGTTCCTCGACTGTTTCATAGTCGTCCAGATTAAACTTGCGTTGCTGTTCCATTGTTGCTCCTGTATAATCGGTATTGCTGTTCATTGGCGAGGGGCGGGTTTTACCATGCTGGAGACCCGCTCCTATTTTTATTATTGCATTAGGGACTGACACTATTCCCCGATCGCTGCTTCCACAAACTTTGCTTTGTCAAATCTTGGATTGTCGGTCGCCATGTAGTCAGCAATCCGATGAGCCAAGATTGAGATGTCAGCCAAATCTGGTTCGATTAACTCAAGTTCTGCATCTGCCTTGATTTCGGCAACGCTCAGGTTAATGACCTCAGCGATCTTTACATAATCTTTTCGAGTGAGCATTTATTTCACCCCCTGCTGTTCTGCCTGAACTCTGAACTTCCAGAGGAGAAACTTTGCATGATCTCGAATCTGCCTTGTGGCTCCTGTCGTCGACTCGAGTGCCAAAACGTCTTGCAGCGTGTACCAGTTATGCTCGCTCAGTTTTAGCGTCAGTTGATCTTTCATTCGCGGTGTGCTCATTAGAAGTACAGAGCCTCTGCCAATTTGCTGTTTGCGATCATTAGTTCCAGACGCTCTGCAGCCTTACGACTTCCGCCGACTGACCATTCTTTAACAGCCTCTGGCTTTATGTTGTATTCTTTCCAGTCATAGATTGAGCAGTTAATACCATCGCTAAATGTGATGATCCATTCGACCTGTATCTTGCCGTCGCTTCCGTCCGAGGTGTAGCGCATTGGTTCGCCTAGAGCAGCGATTAGTTCATTGTAGTCAGCGCGGAGACTTCCGCATTTGCCTGTGCCTACCATTAGATAGACATCCTTTGTCACTTTGGCTGTGACTGTCTGTTCGATCTTTACTTCGATTGTTTTCATCTTGGGTTTTCCCTTCTTGGCTGGGCTCTCTGCCTCAGTAGTTCCAGACTGCCTTACGCTGGCTATTACTGTCAAGCCATTTGATAACTAATTTGATAACGATTTGATAACAGGTTCTAATCCTTCGATAAAGGCGGCGATCCGTGTAACCGTGTCATTTTGAGCGATTGCGTAAGTGTCTCCACTCGTCGTTGCATAACAGGCTGGATGTGTACCTTTACAATCGCAGGTAAAAGCAAATGGGGTAAATCGAGCCTTGATTAAATCTGCTATTTCTTTGTTGTTCATCGTATTTCCTTTTCTGTTTGTTGGATCCATACCATTATCTATTCGTGTCTCCCTGCAACGCTATGCGTAGCCGTTCGTGGATGTATTTAAGTTTAACGGCTCCGTCTGGAGAAATTAGCAGGTTGTCGTCAATTTCACGCAGGACATCTAACACCCGTTGCTGAGATTGCGCCATCTCCATCACCGACTTGTTTCCGTAAAGGCATTCACACATTACAAGCCCACCCGTCATAAGAATTGGCTGGCAGGGATCATGCTCTAATACATACTGATTTCGCATTAGACTAGCCATTGTGATCCACCAGAAGCCAAGGAATCCGACTTAAATACACGTCCAGCCCTGTTAAATAATTCACAGCGTCAGCGATCTCCTCGCGCAACTCTCCAACTATTTCTTGCGCGGTTAACTCTTCCATGCGCTGATGATCGTCTCTGTTGTAAGCCTGATCTCCAGCCAAGATCCGAGTCCTTGCAAAATCCGTGAACTGCGACTGGCAGTCAGCGAACTCTTGAGAGGTCATTCCAAACGGCGGGTAAGTGGGTAATGAGGTTTTATGACTCATGTCGTATTCTTTCATTTTGCTCATTCGTCATCCTCTGTGTCTGATTCGTAGTTATCGTCTCTGAACTCTGCCAGACATTCCCAGCAGTTCATAATAGACGCTGTTCCACCATGCCTACGACAGTTGCCCGCCAGTTCTGGATCAAGATTTGTCATTACGAAACTCCTCGATGCCCTGTAAATACGTTTCGGCAGTCGCCACAATGTTTACTATTACTGCTTCCATGAGTCGGATGTCGTCTGACTTGGAAGCCTTTTTTGCAATCTTAGAGAGTGCCTGCAGGTACTCTCGTACCGTCGTTTTGAGCATTATTTCAGGTGTCATTTTTCAATCCCGTTTTCGATGTTCATGGTGATCGGTGCAATCAGTTTAAGATAGGTTTCAGGATTCTCCTCGGCTAACTTGTCAAATACTGGAGTCTGCTCTGTTACTGCTTTTGCAATGATTTCGATCTCCTCAGAGATTAGCGCGTTAATGACTGATTGCTGCCCCGACTTAATTGCGATTGGGTGGACAATAGTTGTTGCCACCATCGCCCCGATTGAGATAGACAGTCCGATTATCGCCAGCAGTTGCACGATGCTTATTTGATTATTCATGCTGTTCCTTCTTGTTGTAGTAGTTCCCGATCGCGTTTGCGTTCGGCTCTTTCGTGGCTAGGGAGTAGCACCCTAATGTCGTTGTTAAGTTGCAGGGGGACGATCCCCTGCTCTTTTTGGATTTCTTTGCGCTGCATCTCTGTCAGCCCGCCCCAGAAGCCTTGTTCGTTAACGTGTAGCGCGTAATCTCGACAGGCTTTAAGAACAGGGCAGCCCATACAAATCTGGATCAAAAAATCCTCAGCCTCGTACTTTTTGGCGTACTCGACGGGGAAAAACATTTCTGTGTCAATTCCTATGCACGATGCGCCTTCGTAGTTTGGTGCTCTCATGGTTGCTTAATCCTGTCATTGTAGCCGTCCATGTAGCCACGTTCGTAGCCTCGTAACTCGCTTGCGTCACAGCCTGCCTCTAGCCCTGACAGGAAACCAAGTATTCGATGATCTATGAGGGCTGAGGCAAGCGCAGCCCAGATTGGATCTCCGAGCGGTTGTTCTGGAAGCAGGTGAACAAGTGCATGACGCGATTCAGCGGCTTTAGCGATTGCGTCTTTTTTGACTGAGTTCATTACATTCCTTCCTTTGCGTATTCGGCGACGGCTGCCTGAAATTTGATTTGGCGGGCTTGTTGATCTAGTTCGCGGTAGCGACGTGCCTCTGTTTCTGCCCACGTCTCAGCAAAATCTATGTCGATTAAGGTTGAGACTGTTTGCGACAGAGCATCTGACATTCGACCGCCGAGCAGATTCATGTGAGTGTGAGCAACTGCCATTGCGCGGGCGCGATGCTCGTAGGGGATGCGATTTAACTCTCTTGCGTAACGATGCGCTGCTGGAAACAGGTAGCGACCGCTTTCTGAGTCAGCCCATTTCAGCCATTCCTCTGAGTAGCGATCCTCTGGTTCACGCTTCGCGCAGTAGTGATCTTTTACACAGCCGAGGGCTGATTCACCTTTTAAGAATAGTTGGTAGGGCTGGAATCCGTCTGCCTGAATTGGGTTACAGGTGGGGCAGTAAACCTTCCACACTTTTGTCCCAGCAGTCCATCCAAATCTCCGATCGTCTAGAGAATCGGTCATTGTGATCTGTTCGATAATCATTAGTTACGCTCCTATTCCGACTTCGATTGTTACTGTTTGCCCGTTGATGCACGACAGCAGTTCATCCTCTAATTCTTGATTACTGACAAAACGTCCTTCGATGCGCTGCAGGTCGATGTTCGCGATGAACTTTCCATTTTTGTAGGCGACCGATACTCCCTCGACCTCGTATTCCGAGTTGCCTTCATCACCGATTCCACTAAGGGATAGTTCCTCGATTGACTCGGCGATCTTTTCACAGATCATTTCGTGCATTTCGTCAAGCGAGATTTCAAGATCTTTGATTTTGTTTGTAGCCATGATTAAGCCTCGATTCCGACGAGCCCATTGCGGGACACTAGCGCGACTGAGTAACGGTAGCCGTCAGGTGCATCCACGTCGCCATTGCGATAGACTCGCAGTTCCTGTCCTTCGATCTCCATGATTACGGAGACTGCAGCGGGGATTGCATTGAGTACCTTTAGCCCGCGTTTGCGAGCCTCACGGATGCTTGCGTCACTTGTTGTTTGGATCTTGATCATTTAGGTTTTCCCTTCATTCGCTGCGCTCTGCAGCCCTATGAGTAAAAACTTAGCCGATGCGTTAGACAATTACAAGTGGATCGGGCACTATTTTGATAACGATTTGATAACGAGATTTGTTACACGATCGCGAGTTCTGACCATCCAGAATCAGACAATAAAAACGTCACCTGTCCAGCCGTACTCCCTCGACCCGACGATTCCTCGAACCAGTTGCTACCGCCATCCATTGCGGGAACCTGTAGATGCCAGCGACTTTTAGCACATTCGACCATTCTGAAATGGTGGAAGTGCCCTGTAACAAGTAGATCTGCTCCACCGACAGCGCGGTTTCCTAATGCTTGACCTTCCCACCATCGCCCAATGTCGCCTGATCGCGACTGGTGTCCATGAGCCAAACCAATAATTTTATTACCTACCTGCAGCGACACCGATAATTCCTCTTTAGGGAGCAGCCATTTTATGTGTCCAAACACGTCAGGCTTGATCGCAAGAGTCTCAGCGACTGCTTCCCAAACTGCTACATCGTCATTGTCGTTAGTCGAAGTAAAGGATTTAGATCCACGACGATTCTCGCCATGATTACCCGCAACAGCAGCAACAGTCACCGACTCAAAATGAGGAGCCCACTTCATCAGAGCGTTACGCGCCAGCCGTCGAACTATTTTATTTTGATCACGTCGATCTAACTCAATTCCGAATGTTTGTTGTTCGTAGTGCCCTGTGCAGCCCTCACCTAAATCACCCAGCGAGCAAACCAGCAAGTGCCCAATGTCGTAGCCGCATTCTCTAAGATAATCCGCCCGATCTAGCACAGCGTTAAAGGATGCCTCTAGGCGAGCCGTAGTGCCTTCTAAGCCGTCGCCATCATCCTTTCCGATCTGCCAATCCCCCAGAGGAACAACCATTGTGTATCGCCCGCTGTGACGATTGGTTGGACGCTTAATCCTTTTAACGGGAGCAGTCAATAACTCTAGTTCCGAAGCAGTCAGTCCAGACTTAGAACGGATCGTCGCTTTGTAAGCCCATAACTGGCGTTCATCATAGGTTTGCCAAGTGCTGAATCTGACAGGCTCAATCACCTCGTACAGATCTGGATCAAAACCCCATTCTCGAAGTTCATCGTCCCAATTAGCGACAGGGGCTGTTTTAGGTTTGGTTGTTAATTCGCCGTCCATCCCGTCAAAGATTACGCCCGCCTTCCAATGCGAGCCCTGATCTGCCTGTGGTTTTTCTTTTTTGACAGAGACGGGGATGGATCCGCCTTCTACCGTTTGTAATAACTCCTCGACACGATCAGAAAAATTGCTCATCTAGCCTCGCAAGAACAAGTCCCCGCCCTGTGGCGATAGACGATTTGATAAGAGATCTTAAATCCTGCAGCCTCAAGTTCGCGGGATACAGAAGCAGCAGGAATAGGCGCAGCGATCAGAGAGCGTAAAGCCCGAGCGTCCTGTTCCGTCATGGCTGAGTAAACTCTAGCCACTCCACAATTTGCCATAATTGACCTTAGCAGGTTAAACCCCCCAAATAGGGTTATGCGGGCATAGTTTTAAGTTGCAAATTGACCGTGTTGTAATTAGAAGCCCACCCCAGATAAATCTTTCCCCAATGCTGGGCAAACCATGTTACGGGCACTTCGCCTACATAGTTGGTTACTGGAGCATCTGTCGAGATTACAATACCTTTTTTGTCTGACTGCAGAGCAACATGCCCATAGTCACCGCCAGCCCAAAAATGGGGAGCCCCGATTGGAGCCTTAGTTGGATCGGTATGACGCGCTGCTTTTGGGACGTGATTCCATGCGTCGATTGCCGAAGCAAACATTACAGGGAGTCCCCAAGAGTTTTGACAGGTTGCATGGCAACGACCCTGCACCCCGTTGTGATGGGTGTCCATCATGTGTTTCATGGTGGCAAATGCTTGTTGTCCCGTGAGCCTACTGCTGGACATTTGATTTACCTTTTCCATAACGAGCGTCTTGCGGATTTAGCGCGTTAATTCCGACGTTAACAATCATGATTACAACTGCAGTCTGAGCAGGATCAAGGTTAAGGGACGCAGCATTATTAAGCACCCATGCAAGCCCCGCGCCAACTCCCACCTTAAATGCAGTCCCTAGCGGATGCTTGGCAAGCCAATTAAAAATCTGTGTCATTATGATCCTCATCTGTCTCAAAGTCGTTAAAAATAGCGTAACAGATAGCCGTCCCGAGTAATGTAAAAATCGCGCAAATAGCAATAAGGAACTGCATTTATTCGTCAGTCTCTACCATGTGTTGCGTAAACTTGCCTTGCAGATTTGCTAGATCAGAACAAGCCTTATCTAATTTCACGTCCATTATTTTTTGATCAGATTTGATCGAGTTAATAGCCTCACGGATTCCCCCACCATTGCCACCAAACTGCACATCAAGTTGCTTCTGCATGATCTCCAGTCTGTCGGTAACTCTGATTGTTGCAACATAAGACTCGGTTTGACGCTTGTCAATTCGTTTCCAAATAGCGTAAATTCCCAGCAAGGCAGCAGCCACAACGGAGCCGACCTGAGCAATCCCAGCAGCAGTATTCAGATCCATTATGACGACACCCAAATCGCTGTTAATGATGCGGTGACTGCTGAACCGCTACCCAAAATAGAAGCAGGGTTAGCAGGTGTAGTGGCTGTACCGTTTGCGCGTCCAAAAAGTTCTACATAATCGCCCACGTTTAAATAGACAAAACCATTTGAAATGCTTGAGAAGTAAACGCTTGCCACGCTAGTAACACAGTTTGAACCATTTACGGCTGTTGTTCCATTCACATTAAGATAAGTTCCGCGAACAGTAGCGGCGGTGTTAGCCCAATACAATTCACCGCTTAACCAATACCAACCAGCGGTATTTATTGTAAGCCTAGTTGGCGAACCAACAACCCAATTATTGTCGCGGTTAATAGGTGAGGATGCAAACGTAACTGCTGCGGCTGTACCTATTGCAAACGATTGTGTAGTTAGAGTGGTGATCGCCTGAGCAACAGGCTTTCCTAGTATAAAGTTACCAACAGCCGTAATTGAACTGTTTAGATAAGCGGCAGTCTCAAGTTCTCCAGCAGTAAAAGTGCGAGGTTGAGGGACAATCATTTAATAACCTAACCTTGTTGTTCCGCTGATGGGAGCCGACACGTTAAAACCTTCATACACAGCCCCACCTTTAACGTAAGTTCCAGTAAAACCAGTATTGCTAACGTAATAAACTTTATCATAAGCATTGTGATTACTGACTCCCAAAACTGTACCGTCAACAGCCATGCCTCGTTTAGTCACGCTCCACGATCCAGTTGCGCCACCTGTCACGATCATAAACTCATTACCAATCAAAATGACTGTTCCAGATGCAGGTGGAGTGCCCGTAATATTTAATGTATTTTGAGTGGCGGTTGCCGACGCATTTAAGGATAGTCCAGAGTCTGTTACCTTAAATCCAGTTAAAGACAGATAGCCCGAAGTGTTAGGAACAGGAAGCGAGATTACGGCAAAGTTTTCGACAGCCCCATTTGACCCTACAAAACTAAGTATCTGCCCAATGTAAAGATCCGCAATAGACGGATTAAAATTATCGGGACTTATTGACAGCAGCCCGTTCACCACATACGGGGTAGCGGAAGTTGTATTTGTAGGGACGGATGCGGTGGTGGTCGCCCATTGTCCGATTGTAGAAACTGAATCATAGATCGTATTCGGTGGAGTCGTGTAATTAAGATTTGCTAAGGGAACGTCTGGATACCAATCAGTAACAACGGTTCCGTTAACACTTGATACAGCAGAGTTCATTGGATAAATAAACGATCCAGCAGCGTGAGGCGCAGAGATAGTTCCTAATTGTGCGCGAGCCGTAATGTTAACGCTGTTTGTGGACGCTGCCGTTCCCGTTACAATTTCCCCGTCAATCCAGTAATAGCCAGAGGTCGACGAAACTGTAGTATTTGTGGTTGCCGTAGCACCCGTTGCGCTAGGGCTGAGGAGACTAACAAGCGCGTTTGTGGACTGCTTTCCGTTAATGATCCGAGGGACTTGATAGGCGTTAACGGAACACGAAGTAGATGTTTCAGAATAACTGCTGGGATCAGTCACACATCTTAAATAAGTAACCCCGTCATTAGTGTATTGGAATACTAGCGATACTCCATTGTTAAGTAGATACCTATTAACCTGACTAACGTCACTCGCCGATTTAGCAAAGGTAAACCCTGCTGCGTTTATTGCGTTTGTTGTATGGCGGAATGCTGCCGCGTTCCAATAGGTAGTGACTGCTGGAGTGATTGTTAAAACAGTATTCCAGTCTCCAGACTGTGCGTCAAAATTGTGTTCTACTTTTTCTACAAAGCAGTTAATAGAGATTTGTGTTGCGACAGGATTAAGCGGTTTTAATCTGACTGTGATCAAGGTGTCGATCTCTATTCCAAGAGCCGTTGCCCAAATAGCCGTGTTGCTGCTCGGAGTCAGCGTGATTTGGATAGGGCGCGGATGAGGATCTTTCGATCGAGACAGCAACCAGTAACCAGAGTCTCGAGCCTCGGAGTCGCTAGTGTTGTAAATGGTTCGATTAAAGGTGCGCCTAAAATACTTTTTGATGCTATTAAAATCCCTGAGCACAAAAGTGGATCCGCCATTTCGCGCGATCTCCACTTCATTGTAAACAAATTGTGGGTCATAGTCGATCGCTAATCCTGCAGCGTTGTAAGGGATTTCGCCCGCTCCGACGTTATCGCCAAATACTAACGATGGGCTAAAGTTTTGTTGACGATCTAATCTGTCTTGAACAACAATGTACCCGCTGGAATCCACATACCATGATCCACCTTCGGTGTCCGAAACGCTCTGAATGTAATCGGCAACACTCTGCCCGCTAGGGTTAATTGCTTGCATCTGGGACTGCCCATTGTCAAGAATGAAAGGGGTAAACACAAAGTTTGTAATGTTAAACAAAATGTTTTTGATTCGAGTACCTGTGGACTCGGCTGTGGTGCTAGAGGTTATCTGCCCATACTTTCCTAAATTAAATAGGCTTGCTGTAGGGGAAGCAGCATTTTGGAATACTGCAAGATGCCCTAGCCCCTGAGTTGCAAAGTTGCTTGCAGCCCCGATGATCATCTGACTAGGATTAAGAAACAGCGGGCTGACTGTTGTAACACTTAAATTGGTAGTTGATCCTGCGCCTCTTGTTGACGAAACGGAAGCCGCCTGCACCTGACCAGCAGTATCAAACGACATGCTAATAAAGTTCCATGCTCCATAGTCGTATGTGCCTGTTGCTACATTTGTGGCGTTTCCATTCTTAACCCAATCAAGGCTAAGGATCCCGCCCGTTCCAATGCGCCAAGATAACCAGTTAGTATTTGATCTGTCCCCGAAAGCGAACAAAGTTGAATTAGGGATGTCTGTAGGATTGTCACTTAAATAAACCCAGAATGAAACATTTACATTGTAATTAAGTGCTAAGTCGGTCACGTTTTTAACGCCAAGATAAGTCCCATAAGGTGCATTTCCTGCATTAAATAATCCCACATTGTAAAAAGTAGCGACTGAGGTTCCGCCCATACCAATCAGATCCGTTGTGTTAGTCGATCCACCAAAAAAAGGATTAAGCCCAAAGTTTCCAAAGGTAGTCGGGATTAAAGGATTTTGAGAATAAGAAGTTCTATTGCTTGCCGATGTAGCCGTCGAAGGCTCCGACATTGGATAATAGTAATAGCAGGCTGCTGATCCGTAGACGGTCGCCTGAGAATTACAAAAAGATTCGTAAAGGCTTTCCATTGAGATCTGACTCAGGGACGCAAACACATCCGTAGCAACAAGGTTTGCCTCTCCCCTATTTGGGGCTTGATACGTTGATGGGTAGCGTTCGACATGCCCCGTCCACAATGGGTACAGAGTAGGACCCGTCTGGACTACCGTTGCGGATGCAGTCGATCCAAACTCAATCATCACGTCGTCGATGTAAGTAAAGTCGTTTACGATGTTTGTCGTATTCTGCATCTCCATAGAGATCGTTATGAGATTTGTGTTAGGAGTCAGGGTTAAAGTATTACGCAGCCATGAGGATGTGTTCCCTTTTGCAGACGAAACGATAGGAGAGTTTACAGGGCTGCGCCAGTCAATAAGCGGAGAATCGTAAACTTTGCAAACGTGAGTGGCTGTGGCTGCTCCAGTATTTTTGTAATAGTAACTAATTGTAATTTGTTTACCTGCCACCACAGGAACCTGCAGCGCAGCATTACTTTGAGTGTAAACATTGTAACCAAATTGCAAAGATGAAGTTCCTGAATACGACTGTGAGGTAACAATCGAAGCGGAACTGTAGGGAGTCCGACTCGCGCAATACCAGTTATAGGGAGCCGTCCCTTCAAACGTGCTATCTTTTGCACCGACTCTGATCCGATAAGCATTGTAATCTGCGATAGATGCGGTATTAAACGGTTGCAATGTGTTAACGGAGTTTGTGTCATTTAAGATATTCCCTGACACTACGTTCGTAGAGTCGGTGCGATTTGCTAAAGTTGTATACGCAGCCATGATCTGAATAGGGCGATAAGGCTCGACGTTTCCGTAGAGTGGACTTGCAGTATTGTTTGGATCAAATAGCCCGTCTGAATTGTCTACTTGAAATGACGCTTCGCCAGCCTCGAGCCGTCCGAGTTCATACGTTCGCCCGCGAGAGCAGTTAAATGAGTATGTTCGTCCGCTGAGGGAGTATCCAAAAGAGGAAGGGGTATTCGCATAATTAAAGTTAGTCGAAAAGCCAAAAGGGTTAAATGGCAAAACAGCGCCAGCCTTGATCTTTGACAGCAGGTTCCAATAGTCGTTTGGTTTAACCTGATGCTCTAAGACGACACCCACATACGGCAAATCGCGCATTACAAAAACGCTCCCTTAGGAATCGTCAGATTGTTGGCTACGTTACGGCGATTATGTTTAAGCGACTGATGCTGTACCGATTTGTGGATTTGCTTTCCGTCAAGATGCACATTGACCGTTACTTCAAGAGCCTTTTCTTTTGATTCAGCAGCAGCCACTTTCCCCTTTGCTTTTGCAATGTTTCCTGTAAGTCCTGCTGATTTGGCTCCTACATCTCCAATACTGCTAGAGATGGTTTCGACCTCATGCTGTAAAGAGTTTAATGATCCAATGTTGCTGGCAAGGATTTCGCGAGCCATAGGCAAAGCGTCGGGTCCTGCAGCGATCACCTGCTGCAACATGGTGTTATTTAATCCTTTTCGAGCCAAAGCCTTAACGACTTTAGCGAACTCTTTTAATCGGTAAACCATTAGTTTAAGACCTACAGCGGGACTTGTTCCAGCAGGAGTGTTCATAATGTCAGGCTGATACGACGAGGAAATCCCAGATTTGTAACTTCCAAAATCGGATCTGGCTTGGATCAAAGCATCCTTAGCATCTTTTACCTGTTGCTTGGCTGCGTCTAACAAAGCCTTTTTTCTATCGGCACTACTGGTTCCGCCACCTGATCCGCTACCTGCTCCGCTGCCCGATCCACTACCTGCACTAATTACTGCTGCTGCTGAATCACCTGTCGATCCACCGCGCTCCCCAGTCCTGTAATTGTTGTAACCTTGATTTGCTATTGCAGCAGCCTTGTAGGTGTCAGAGATGTCTTGTGCAAGAGCCCTTGCTGCAGCACTAGGCACAGCCTTAGTTCGGTTAATTCCATTTGCTAAACCTTGATTAAAATTGTCTCCATGTTCAGCCATTACCTTAGATGGGCTGCTGATCCCGAGAACATTCTTAAAGGTTTTAACAACAGTATCTGCCACGCTTTTAACCGCGCCAGTTACAGCCCCAATCGCGCTCCTGATACCTCTGACTAAACCGTTAATAATGTCTTTGCCCCATTGGAAAGCCTTAGTGCCCAGATCCTTGATTTGCTTAAAATGGCTAATTATGAAATAGATTGCCAGCCCGATAGGACCCGTCATAAACGCGAGGATCAGTTTCCAATGTGTCTTAAAGAAATCAAGGACATCTAATGCAATCTTTTTAACTGCGGTGAAAGCAACGTGAATAACTTGCCTAAACTTTTCGCTGTGTTTATAAGCGTAGATGAGCCCCACCACCAAAGCAGCAACGGCAGCAATAATAAGTCCGATCGGATTAGCCATCATTACAGCGTTTAATACTTCCCACGATGTTGCCAAGACTCCGTTTGCTGCAGCATCTGAGTAAGTCCAAAATGCGTAGGCTTGCATAGCAGCCCTGTATGCAAATTGAACAGCATTTGCTACCTTCATTACTCCAATAAAAGTACCGATTATTAAGACTAAAGGTTTAAGAGCAGCCTGATTGCGTATTGCCCATCCAGCAACATCGGCAAGCCCTCTGGCTACAGCCCCCAAGAAATCGGCTGCTGGTTTTAATTTAGCAATCCACCCGCTCCAAACAGGCAGGTTTTGGTTTATGTACGTCACCATTTTGAGGAGATACGGCAATAATTTAACGCCGATCTTTTCCGCTACGTTTGTGACCTGCGCTCCAAGCGCGTGCATTTGACCACCAAATGTCTTTGCATAGGCAGCAGACTGACCAGATAATCGCTCTTGCAGTCTGTAGAGCCCGTTAGCAGCCCTGAGAGAAGGATCTTTAATACTCTTATCTAGAGTGATGCCGAGTTCTTTAAGTGCCCGAGCAGCCCCCTGTGTGCCTCTGGCAATCAGTCGTGCAGAGTCCGAAAGGCTAATGTGCCTAAATCGTGCGTAATCAGCAGCCAGCCCAAGTAGTTTCATGGATCGGGCAGGATTTTGGGTAGCCAATTCTAACTTTCCAAAAGCGTCAGTCACATCGGTGGACGAAAAACCTAATTGAGCGTACTTAGACGACAATCCCTCAACGGCAGACATGATCTCTTCGACAGGTGCTTTTTGAGCCTCGAGAGCCGTCCGTAATCTAACCTGAGCATCCTCAAGTTTCATGCCTTCATGAACGGCTATTGCTGCACCTGCAGCCAGAGCAGCGGCTCCCAAAAGTACGCCTTTACTTAAAGCAGCAGCAAACCCTTGCCCAGCCCTACCGCCTTCGGCTTCGAGAGATCTAAGTTCGCCCTTAGCCTCAGCCATCTTTGCAGAAAACTCGCCAATGCTGGCGCGGAGTTCCATAATGACAGGTGGTAAAAACTCACCCATACCAGCCATCTAGTGACCACCTATTCTGACGCTTGCGACTCGGCTTTAACTTCCTTGACCGCACTACCTATTTGTAACATCCAGTCTACCCAAACTGCAGGCTGTTCATCTATCTGTTCTTTAGTCCAGCCAAAATCAGAAGCAAGCAGCCAGTCCCTGTAATACGGGGTTAAAGGAAACCGCTCGTCATAACTACCGCCCTTTAAGATCCATTTAAGTCGACCGAGTTCTCTATAATTGCTTTTGGGTCGTCAGTCACGTCAAAACTTGGAAGTAGTTGTTCCAGCATCGGAGAGACGATCGCCTGAATATCCTGCACAGTTTGGAATGGCAGGTCGATCAGATTATCCGTTGTCACGTCTGCGCCAAACGACCACGATTCGATTAAAGCAATGGCAAGTAGATCCGCATACTCGTTAATTGCGTCTAATGACTTAACGTCAAAATCATCCTCAGATACTCCACCTGCTTGTGCAAGTTCAGCGATCTTAGAGATCAGAGGACGACGCTGGCGTTCACTCACTCGTTTAGGATCGCGTAACTGTACCCAGCCCTCGAATACTGCAATTTGCTCTGACATGGTTTGCCTTCCTTATCTTTGTTAGTAGGTGTATGTGGATGCAGGCTTTGCATTCTTGACAGTTAGTTTGATCGGAGAATATCCACCGCTCGCACCTGCGTCAGTCGTGTTTGCAATCGCCTTAAACTCGGTGACGACCTCGACGTAATCTTTACCGCGTTCGATCTTAGCAACTGTAAACGCACACTTAGTCATAGTCGCCTGCACCTGAGTTGCGCCACCGCCATTAGAAGTCTGTGACCAGTTGATCACAAGAGACGGCTGGCTGTTGTTTAAGTAATTTAGCAACAGACTGTCGTCCTCAACAACCCACGTTAGCGAACCATCAACGGTGACTGCTCCCTGAAAGATCTGGTATGGATCTTGATTGCCGTCAACGGTGAAAATTGGGGTCGCTGGACGCTTGATTGAGATGTTGCCCTCTTGTAGTGCTGAGGACAGCGTTCCTGCAAGCGTCGTTGTACCAACCCACACAGGGATTGGCTGTGTGTTTGTAAAGGACGAGGTGGGGTTAGTTACGACCGCAGACACAAAGCCTGTTCCTTTAGCCGAGTATTCCAGCAATCCGTCAGCATTAAACTTTAGATCTAGTTCATGGAACTGAGTTCCAGCGTACTGACGTGAAGTTGCAGAGCCAACGATTCCGTAATAATCAGTCAGCGTGTATGAGGTCGCCTGACCGTTTACATTATTCTTAGTCGATACAGCATGAATGTACGGTCCTGCACCTGTCGTTGTTACGTCGCCAAGTGTTCCCGCGATCATGTAACCGACAGTATCTGGGAACACATCTCCAGTTAACTCAAACTCTGAAAAACGATTTCCCTGAATCTCGCCGTAATTCTCGACCATAGATCCACGCCAGTTAGTGTCCTCTAGGTACTTAATGTTATCGAACGGAGTCAGAGACTTGATTGGAATAAAATCTGCTGGGGTTCCGTTTGCACCTGTCGTCGATCCGCCAGCCTTGTAGACAACAGCGTTTGTGTAGGTAGGTGTTCCACCTGTGGCTGTGTTTGCAACTACAAAAGTAGTTGATGTGGCTGAGGTGATTACAAACGTGCCATTGTATGAACCTGACGACGGCGTTCCACCAATACCCGCAATAACGACTGTCTGCCCTGTTACAAAATTGTTTGCAGCGGTATACGTCGCTGATCCACCACTAGGGGTTGACGCTGCAAATACTGTGATAGGGGTGCTTGTGGTTTCCTTAGCAATGCCAAGATAAGACCGATAACGTGGTAACGCCATGCGTTATGCTCCTTGTTCTGGGGCAACCTCAGTTGCGGGTTGTGGATCTACTGCTACTGAATCCGATGATACAGCAGATTTGGTTTTGCCATTTGACGGAACAAGTACGAGTCCAGCGATGTCTGCCTCGAAGTTTAATTTGACTGTTGCATCTGGCGCGATTGTCAAACCTAAATCTGGGTAGACTCGCTCCTCTGGGTTAATCGACTTATAGGTTGGCATTAAATCTCCTTATGCGAGGGCTGCCCGAATAGAGTCTGTGTAAATCTGTTTCAGTTTACCAGACGACATGAGTTTTTGTTTTGCTGGAGCCACGAATGGATAGTTAACTCCGCCCCAATCGTCTCGTCCCATTTCGAGCGCACGACCATAAATAGCAGTAGGACCCGCAACAGCATAGTAGTCCCCGAAACCCATCTGTTTAACTTCAAACCGTACGCTGCGCCTTAAATTGCCCGTGACGTTAGTTGGCGGAGATCCAGCGGAAGAGGGGGTTGGAGTACCCATCGGGTGATGCCCTTTAATCTCTGATTTGATCGCTCGAGTTGCTTCTGTTGCCATCGCCGTGATTGCTTGGCGAACAGCCAGATCGACTTTAATTGGCATTTCGTCAAACTTCTTTTGTACGGCTGCACCGCCGATAAAATAAAAGTCTACTGCCATAGTGACCCGCCCCCTAGTGGAAGGCGTACTAGGAGACGGGTCGGCTTTGCGCCGTTACGCATTAAATACCTGCGTGACGACAAACCTAATGGAAGCCCACGTTTCTGTGGCTCCGCCGTTGATTTTCTTGGGGACTCCGTAGTCAGCATCTAGGGCTGGTTCCGCGCCCTGCCAAACAAGGGTTCCTGTAGTGTCTCCAAATCGGTGATCAGATCGGAGTCTGTCTTTAACGCCGTCGATTGTTGCGTCAAAATCGTTCATTGTGTCCTCGGCATGATTTTGCAACGAGTGGTGGAATACTTGGACGACAACGCTGTAGTCAATTCGCTTAACACCGCTTGTCGCTCCACCTAGAGCCAGACGAGTTTCATTCTCTGCCTCAATAAAAACAACGGCTGCAGCGCGAGACATCTGTCCAGCCGTAGCGTTTACCTGAAAGTCAATACGGTTTGGGAATGAAGTAAAAACCTGATTTAGACCAGAGATAGATCCGCCTGCGAGGAATGATGAAAGTTGTGATCGAACTTGGGCTCTAGACATTTAGCGCATCCTGCGGAATGGTCGCAATAGATCCTCTGCCATGCCCATGTCTGTTCCAAGATTTTGGGTTCCACCGCCCCTGCGTAGATTGCTTGGTTGGCTAATTACATCCATAACAAGGCTGTTGTCGCCACGCACCTTAATGAAGGCTGTCGTTGCAAGGATCGCTGCTTCTTTAACGGCTGGCGGTAAAGCGGAGACAGATACTCCGCTGGAGTGCCCGTAAGAGAGCGTAGAGGCAACAGGGACGGTCGTTGAGCCAAATGTGTACCCAGAGCCCACGACGATTGTTTCGGTGCTTAATCCGTCGTAGATTGTCATGCGCCCGCCCGCGACAATACCGCTTGCATCTTTGACCGTGATGCTGCTTGCACCTGACGTGACAGTTGCTGCAGTAATCGTATTCGCGTATCCACTCACATAGGTGTACTTACAAAAAACGCCCGCTCGAGGGATCGCTGGCATACCAAACTGTAGCGGTCCTGCAGAACTGTAAGTAACATTCGCTGCTGTGTAGGGAATAACAAACGACTGATCCTCTACCCATCCCTGCGACGGATCAGGATAATCCACCATGTCATTTGGGGTTATGCCATACGAGAGTGCAGTCAAAGCAACGATTGGGAAGTAGCGGGGATGCAGGGCAAGCATTCCATCTGGGCGTAAACGGGATCGTTGCTGCTCAGTCTCCGAGGTAGCCCCAAGCACTTGATTGCAATGGATGTCAATCCATGACGAGGCTCGAGCAATGACGTTAGCCAGTTCGGCATCTTGCACAGCAGCGTCGGTTGATCCGCTTACTAGGTTGTTGTAGTCGATTGCTGTTGGAGCCGATTTGTATTCGGCAAGAGTCAAATACGGGGTCGAGAATAACTTGGTTGTTGCGCCATACGCATTAGTCACTTTGATCCTCGCAATCACATTCCCCGTAAGGAGTGTAGTTAGTCACGCACCATGCTTTATGGACGCGATCTGATTTAATGTCTTTCGTCTGATCAGGCTGAATCATTGTTGTGTCCACATCGTCCACATACTGCAAACCATCCGTTAAAGCCGCATTTAGCACAAAGGTAGCCAGAGCGCGTATTGGATGTGCCCATAAGCGAGGCTTGAACAAACCCAGATTGTTCGAGAGCCTTTGCATCGTTCGCATCATTCACCTCGTAAAAACCTTTTTTATCTGCTCGGAGTGTCCGAGTAGTGCCAGTCCTTGCCCCTTCGATCTGTACCTCTACAGCCCTACGATCACTTGCAAAATACTTAGTCATTCGCCATCCTTCTGTAAAGAGGAATGTCCCCTACCCCGTCGTGAGATTAGGGCAGGGGACATTCTTTGTTTATGCCTTATGCAGACACGATACCCGAAACAACACCGTTCCACGCTGGAGCGTAGCAAACGAATGTGCCGTTCCAGTATGTCGAGGTTTCGTATGCGAACTGGGTAACTGGCCATTCGATCGCCATGTAATCCTGCGTATTAAATACAGACCATACGTCCGACACATTTGTGTCTGGAATCGGAAGGGTGTATGACAATACAGGCGCAACGCCCTGTGGAAGCCAAGGATGGACAGTCAGGCTTACGCCCTTGCCTGTTACTTCATTCTGCAGACCTGTAACGACATCGCCAAGCACTACTCCACCGATTTCATCTTGTGAGATGTTTAGACGGTAGTTAGCATTTGAGCCCGACTTGATCGCATCTGATAACTGCTTACGGTCAGAGCCGTTAAGAAGTACCTCATCTGGATCAGCCTTTACGTTGTCGTACAACTGGCTAAAGACCTTCTGGAATTCAGAACCAGGATTGCTGGTTGAGAATACGCTGTTGATCTCGTTAATCGAGCCTGAGTTTGCGCCAAGTACGACAGGCAGAATGCCATCGTAGCCTGTTGCAAATGCAGAGGTGTCGCCTGAGATGGTGCTTGCAAGCGTACCTGTGGTGTTGTAGACGAGGTTGTCGCCAGTTGTCACCGTTGAGGTCGCGCCCTGCAAAGTACCTGTAAGGCTGGTAATACGTCCGACGTAGTGAGCGTTGGCTGCACCTGTCGAAGTACCTACATAGATCTTTGTTCCTAGTGCACCTGCGACGTTATTGACGCTGATAGTAAGAACCTGAGCATTGGTTACAGCCTGTGATGCAACAGTCGAAAGGACTGATTCACCAAATGCGCCAGCGTCCGAAGTCGCGTAGACGTAAAGGGTGACAGAGCCTAGACCTAGACCAGCCTGACCTGTACCTGCAGTTGCTGCAGACAAGGTTACGGTTGGGGCAGCAAGAGCACCCGAAGCACCTGAATCTGTCGATCGTGACATGAGCAACATACGCTCTTCCATAAGCATGGATGCGTAAAGAACACTTGTCTGCGACAACTGACGGATGTCTTGGTAGCCCTGACCTTGGAACTGTGCCGAAAACGGTACAGCATCCGAGAGGCTGAATTGCTTGTAATTAAACGCCTGATCGTAACCAGCGTACGAGATCTTAGGACCGCGCAAGTAGGAAACTGATCCGAACGTCGTTGTGGTCGAGTCGGTGATACCGGGAAAGGTCGAACCTACTCCGCCTGTGCCTGTACCTGTGTAACCTGAGATTACCTTGATACGGTGGCTTGTACCCACGCCCTTCTTACGAACAATCTTGTTGCGTAGAGGAGTTGGACGAGGTGTCAGCAACTTGGCTGGGGCTTCAAGATCAAACGCTACAAGACCAGAACTGATCGGGCTTGTAAGAGTCAGATCCTTCACGATGTCTGCACCTGCAGCGCGTTGCGCTTCGAGCGAGGTCGTGAGTGATGCAAGAGCATCTGGAGCCATTGACTTGGTTAGGCTTTCGTTGCCAAGAATGGCAGCGATTGCAGCGGAAGGATTAGCGGGAGCAGCAGGAGCAGCACCATTCATAGTCATTGGGTCAATCGGTGCTGACGCACTTTTTGCCAATGCTGATAGGTATTCCTCATGACGTGCAGCCGCTTCCTTAGGGGCTAGACCGCCGTAGAGATCGGCGACCTTTGGGGCTTCTGTAGACACAGTAGTCCTTTCTAGGGTTAGGAATTGGATTTCTCGAGATCGGCAGCCATTTGACGGTAGCCGTCAGCAAGTGCTTTATCGAGTGTGGTTTCGGCTTTGGCTCGGAAATACTGAGCCTTAGTCGCATCTTGATTTTTGGGACTACTCACCGCAGCAAAACGCCTAGGACCGCTCGGTGCAGCAAGAGCCTTAACCTGTGCCAATTCCGACTCCAACGCCTCAATGCGCTCGTCGTCGACTGCCTTTGTTACGACATCTTCCGCCCCTTCTGGGGTGGTGAGTATGCTTTTCACAACTTCCGCAACGATCTCGCGTAGTTCTGAAACTCTCTCTGCTTTCTTGGCTGCCTTGCGGGCTGCCTTATCTGCTGGATCCTCATCGGACTTAGCGGTTGCAGAATATCCGCCTTCAGCACATTTACATTCTTTCATGGACTTTCCACAATCTTCACACATTGGGCAGGTGCAGTCGGCTTTAGCCTTGTGGCAGTCTTTACACATTTCGGAATCACCTTTGTCAGCATCTGGATCAGCAGACAATTCAATTTCCATGCTTGAGTCAACGTCGGTGTCGCCGTATCCGCCTTCTACGTCCATAGTTTCGCCGTCGGCTGCTTCATCTTGATGAAACTCAAACAAGGCATGAATCGCTGTGAACAGGCAAGCGATGCTATCTGTCTCATCTGATCCTTCTGCCATTTCGCCAGCCTCTACAATGAGGAGTTGAGCAAGCCCACGTCGAGCCATGTCGTAAGCACCTTGATCAAACTTGACTACATCGCCAGCAATTTCTTTTGCTAATGCAATCAAGTCGGTGGCTGGAGTCGCTGCTTTCTCTGCTTCTACCTCAATAGCCTGTACGTCCTGTACGTCCTGTACTTCGGCTATTACGTCTGCAGACTTTACTTCCACGTCCATGATTTCACCTTCGGTTAATTCCTCGACCTGCACTAATTCAGCGTTAATTGTTTTAGCAACGGTGAGTGTGCAAGCAGGGTTTGCTGGACGATCCACCAAACTAATTTCAACAATCTCTCCGTCGATGATTCTACCACCTGCAGCCTTGTTATCTTTTACAACGCGAGGTCGGCGGATCCCAATAGAGAAACCCTTAAGAACGCCAGCCTCTGTTTTTCTAATCGAGGTGGGGTCAACAATCAGGGCTGTGATGAAATGACCTGATCCTTTATTTTCGTATTCAGTCGCGACACCTGCAGCAATACTGGAATGCTGCTCGCGGATGTTTCCGTACTTAAACCACTCAGGCATTGCAGCCTTGAGCCATGTGGGATCACAGATCTGTTCGTCTGAATCAAGAGTGTCGTCCGTAGCCTTGCCGTAAACCAGCAAAGTTCCGTCGTCCTGCTTTTCCATTTTAAGGATCGGGGCATAGACTGACGTGTCGTTGACTACCGCTTTATTTGACAAAACAAACTCCTAATCGCCTTGACTTATTGTACCTATTTAGACGGGGTTGTCTACACGCCTGCATAAAGAATTGACAGATAGCCTGACGGAGACGTTGCACAGATTGCGTAAACGATGTCGCTTGATCCAAGCCATAATTGCACCGATGCTGCTGTTGCAAGCGCATTACCAACGGTGGCTCCTGACGTTGAAACGCTTTTGTCGCCAAGATAAATTGTCGCGCCCGTGTTGTTAAAGATTTGGCAGGCGACGAGTTGCTGCATACCTGCAGGCATTTGGATGATCGGTCGAATACTGGTATCGACTTGTGTGTTGGTGTGAACGAGTGCCATGTTTAATCCTCTAACTGATCGTCGGGCAGGGAGTCAAGTATGTTTCCTATTATGGCAGATCCTACAGTAATTATTCCGTCATGGATTAGGCTTCCTGAACTGTCTCCTGATCCATCTCCTGATCCGTCTCCCGAGTCGGAGCCCGTTGTGTCTATTCCGCCTTCTGGAACTACAGGGGCTACGTCACAAACACAGTTTGGGTGAGCAGGTGGTTTAAGGATGCCTGTCGAAAACTCCTCTCCGATGTCTACGATCATTCCGTCTAAATCTACGCAAATGCAGCCGATAGGGTCTCCGACCATCCATTCGATTTGAGTAATGCCGTATTCCTGATACGAGGCGACGTTAGAGTCGGTTATTGCTCTGGCGGTTTCCGTCCTTGCAATAAGCATGGATCGGGCAGGGTCGTCCAAAACGTAATTGACGGCAGAAGCGGTTTCCTTTATTCCTAGCCCTTGTGAAAGAGACAATGCGAGAGCGCTACCGATCCGATCGTAAGTCAGGTCGTCTATGCCCTTGATTGTAATTGCTTTGCTCTCTAGTAGCGTCTTGAGCCCTCTAGGGGCATCCACTAAAGCAGCAGCAGTCTCGTTACCTATTGCAAGCCCGCTCCAGTCTGCAGCAGAGAACCCCAGAACGTCAGCAGAATCGTAGGATCCAAATACCCATCCACCTGCATACACCTCGTCCATAGTGTTCATAAGAGGCTTGTTGTCAAGAGTTACGTTAACTTTAACCCATCCCTGAGCCGAGGCTTTTTCCTCAGCCGTGATCCCTTTCAGGTGATTATGGGCAAGCCACTTCTCGGCGATTTTGTCAGCGTCAGCCTGCTTTCGCATTGCACTCTGGATCAGCAGGGCATGTGTTGCTATTAAACCTTGTTTAGCCACATCGCGGTGGCTTACGCTTTTTTTAGTATTACCTCAGAGACGGACTTGATTAGATCAAAGTCTTGGTTTTTGGCTGCTCGATTTAAGGCTGCCGCGTGAACTGCATCCAGAGTCTTAAACTCAAAATCTCGATCAGTGGCTCCCCGACGCGCCCATTTCATAAAGGCTTTTACTTCTTGACTACTGGACTCCTGAGAAGCGGATTCCTTAGGGGGTTCTGTAGATTCGGCTGGCTCTACTGGATTCCCGTTTGCGTCCGTTGCCGCATCGTCTGGAACGACTACTGGAGACGGCTTTGATGCTGAAACAACACCATCGGGAGTTATGAACATTAGCCCGCTGCTGGTTAGGAGCATAGGGACATCGGCTTCGGCTGCATCAAGTAGGGGTAATCCCATCTCAGCGCGAGCCTCGTTGATTGAGCGTTGCCCACCCTTGATTTCAATGTCTCGTCTTTGCGCGTCTGCAATAGTCTCGGATGTGCGTCCACCGTCAAAAATGAACTTTAGTTCACGGGGCATCCCCAAGAACTTGTAACTGATGTCGGAGATTTGATCTTGCAACCAGCCGATTAGTGGATCTGCACCTAGCGCGGAACCTGTCTCGGCTTCACCATTTTGTTGACCTGATCCACCTAAAGCGCCGCCGTCTGTGTAGCCGATTTCGGTAGGCATGACACCGAAATGTCCTGCGATTCCTTTAATCAGATACTCGTCAAATGTGGCACTAAACTTTTCTGAAAATCCTGTGTTGTTGATCGGGGTGAGTCCAGCAGGGATTAAGCGAGCGCGTTTGCGCTGTTCAGTCTGTCCCGCCATGTCGTCATTAAATACGTTTTCATAAGCGCGGAGTAGATCAGGGTTGCTACCAAATGTCTCATCGGCTTGGAACATCATGTCAGGCATTACACCATCGGTGAACTCTGCCCGTAACCACTGCTGGCGTTTAATGTAGATGTCAGCCAACGGCAGGGCTCGTTCTACAGGGCTGTAACCGTATGGTGTCCATGTGCGACGATTGCGGATCAAATAGATCATTTCGTCTGCTGAAAAATTGCCATCTTGATCTGGATCATCGGATGTTGCTAAGAACTCCCCACGCGGGAAGCCATAAAGCATTTGCTGGTATGCGGGGAACGGGGCTGCAGGGCGCATACCGCGATCGTCTAGCAACGGCTTGATTGTGGATCCGTCAAGGATTTCGAGGCTATGTAGATTGCCCTTGAGGTCGGGGTGGGGGTAGATTGCAAGCGCGTCTAAAACAAGAACTTCCTCAAGCATCATGCCGAGCCAGTCCTTAAATGAAAGCCCGTTAATTCGATCAGGTGTTTGCCAAAAGTCTCGGAGTCTAGCAATTTCGTCGCCGTACTCGTCGCGAGCCTTTTGCATTGCTCGTACATGATCGCCACCGTATTCGGCAGAGATCTTTTCGGAAGCCGACTCGGAGAATACGATGTCCCAATCTAGTGACGCGATTTTAGACTTAGTGACTTCCACGCAACGACGCAATAGGTCGATCTGATCTGCTGCTACGCGCAGCACCTTCCAAGGAACGATGCGTTGCTCTGTAACAAAGATGTTCCATGCGACAGGGTATTCCCAACGTCGTGGATCGGGTCGACCGTCGTCGCCGAGAGGGTTGATTGCGGAAGGGGTGAGGGCGACACTAGGACCGAAGGGGATGCTTGATAAAAATGCTTGACGCTGGAGTGGAGTGAGTACGCCAATGTTGTAAGACTGATTCCCGATTCCCTGCAGTTGCTCTTGTGTGAATTGGGTAATCTGTGCACCTGCTGGCAATGCGGGGGATGCTTTTTCGATCCGCTCTGACTTAAAGAAATTGGTGACGTTATCCCAGATTGCCATTACGCTCCTAGCGGGTGTCGTGTGTCGTCACTCTCGATTAGTTGCGATCCACACTTACTGCAATTCCTCTGACTTTTAGGCATTGGCAGATTACAATTATCGCACCATACAGCAAGGTTAGACAAGTAGCCTGAGAGGCTTCCAGATTGCAACAGATCGGTGATTGCCCAAACCATCGCGTCTAGTCGATCGGGGGATTTAATGTCGTCTGGAGTCCAGATCGTCATTTGGGTTTCCAACTGCTCGAATACACCAACGTGGTGTACGCGCCCTTGTTCGTACATGGCTGCCACAGGTTCGGCGCGTAGGCGTTTGCCTCGGCTGGCTCGCACCTGAGTTACTTTAACCGATGGATCTACTTGTTTGATAATCATAGGGATCATGTCACCGCCGTTATTGGTTTCGACAACGATCGCGTCAGCCTCATGCATTCGGTATGCTTCCACCGCCCGTTTAGCCCATTCGAGAGGGCTCGCTCTGAGCGTGTAGTCAGCCAAAATAAACGCTTCGCCTTTGTTGTTCTTGGCTGCCACAATAATGCCTGTTTCGTCTGAATCCTCACCTGACGTAACAGCAGGGTCGACTGCCACAACAACTCGTTGTAGATCGAATGGGGCTCGGTCGACTCTGGAATCGTTGATCGTGTCCTGCTTCCACAATGCGCCTTCAATGTCTGTCAGCAGTTCGCCATAGAGTTCCTGTGCGCCGATCCGTGTGCCCTCGTAGCGGGCTCTAAGTTCGATTAGGGCTGCAGGTGACAGGTTGGCTGCATTGTCAAACGTGGAGCCTCTGGTGACGTGTACGGAACCATCTGTTCGGGCTACCCACTCTCTGAGCAGTTTGATGGGTTTAGGGGTGGTCGCGATCACGGCTCTAGGGTTACGTCCAATACGCAGGGCAGGGGCAATACCTTCTGTCCACGTTTCGTAGGGGTAACGCCATTTGGCTACCTCGTCAGCCCAAATGCCAGCGAGGTTAAAACCACGTCCAGCGTCAGGGTTATCTGCCCCGAGCATGTGGATGCGTTGCCCTTCCTTAAATCGAATCTGCCACGCAGATCGGTTGTAAAAGAAATCCACATCCTTCTTTAATCCTTGCCTCTCCAAAACATGCAGGATTCCACTAGGACCCTCAGTGCAAACGGTACGAGTATCACCAAACGTCTCCGCGATGATCGCCCATTCGGTAGGCATTCCGTCAGGAGCATAGGGTTGAGAAAGCACCTCATGCGCCAGCCACTCTGCACAGGTTCGGGTTTTGCCCCAGCCACGTCCCGCAAGGATTAGCCAAACGCTCCAGCCACTTTCAGGTTCCTGCTGTTCAGGTCGACCAATGAACCACCAAGGGTTACGGGCAAGATTCTCAATGACATCATCTGGTAAATTAGCGATCCACGCTTCTTGTTCCGACTCAGGGATTACGGCTAATTGCTCGGCTAGAGATAACGCCATAATCTACCCTTCTGTATCTGGAGCCTTAGAGCGGATAAAATCAAGCACCGACTGTCGAACGTCCTCGACTTGTATTGGGGCTCCACCGACTCCAGAGATCTCTTGCGTAACCTTTGTCTGTCGTCCCCATCTGGCAGGTTGGGATCTTTCAAGCCACCATGCAGCAGCCGTCCAGTTCTTGCCTTCTGACGCTGCTCTTTGGATCAGAGCCACATTGCGGATTTCAGCCTCAGCCCGCGCCTTTTTTACTGCGTCTAAGAAATCCTTGTATTGCTTTGGTGCGTCGTCTTGTTCGGCTTTTGTTACCCATGCATGGTAGGTAGATGCGCCTATTCCTGCGTATGTGCAGGCTGTTTCGATGTAGTTTCCTGCTTTTAGTGCTTCGGTTAGGCGTTCAAGTACGTCTGGGGTGAGTTTGGTGGGTTGCCCTCTGCCTCTTTTGTCTGTCATTGCCTACTCCCAGTTTTTGACGTTATCCACATCGCGCTTTAGGAGTGTGATGGTTTCCTCGCAATAAGGGCATGGGATTACGATTTTGGCTTCGTCTTGTTTGGCTTGGCTTATGTTCCCTATTGCGGTGTCTAGCACGTTTCCTGCTTTGGCTACATGATCGGCTGTGATGGGTGCAGCAAAATCGCCGAAGTTGGTTTCTAGTTTAATGTTAGGGAAAAAGATGTCTAGTGTGTTCTTGTCTGTGAACTCTTTAAGTTCGAGCAGTAGATCATCTGTCCATGTCGCATATTCGGACGTTTTGTTGTCAATGATTCGGTATTCTTTAGCCTGTTTTGGTGGCAAGTCGGAGATCAAAACTAGGGCTTCGGTGTAGCCAAGTTTCTTTAACGCGAGGTAACGGGTATGCCCTGTAATAATTGTCATTTCTTGATCAACAACAATGGGAGACTGATAGCCGTACTTTTCGATTGACGCTGCGACCTTTTCGACGGATACGTCGTTTTTGCGTGGGTTGCGCCAGTAGGGGATCAGACTGTCTAATGGGACGGTTTTAGGTTCGATGTTACTCATCTGGATGTGCCTTCCGATAGTCGCGACGTAGTTTGACTTGTTCGTCGGTTTCCCACGCCTGTCCATATTCTACGCCATTAAACAACTTTGCGAAACCTGTAACGTATTTGAGTCGAATTAACTCCTCTGCTTCTAATCCTACTTCATTGCAGATCTGCTCATCGGTTGCCCCGTTTTGGAGCATCTTAAATACGATCTGTCCCATCCCTGCAACCGAGTGTTTTCCTCTTGCGCGGTTGTGTCGGATGGTGGCTGCCATGCGGTCGTTTGCATCTTTGTCGATTACTACGATCGGGAGACAGCCCCCGTTTAATTCCTGCAGATCTTTATTTAATCGCATAGTCGTGTAACGGTGAAATCCGTCAACAATCACATATTTGTCGATTGACTCGTCATAAATTGTAACAATGGGTTGCGTGTAACCGTCATGGCTTATGGAGACGTAGAGCAGCCGCATTTCATTCTTGGCTACACTATTTGGATTGTAATCGTTGGCTTGCACCATGTCGATCGGAACCCACATTACGTTGTCAATCGGCTGGCTCCCGCGTGGAGATAATTCGCGAACAATGTGAGTACGCAGGGCGTTCAAGAACTCTTGCTTTTCCTCGACTTCATCGTAGGCAGCCTGCAGTTCTTTAATCAGGCTGTTCGGCAAACTTTGCTGCATGATCCAGACCTCTCTGTCGTTGGTTAATAGTTTGATGGCTGGTTTCCCAATTCTTGATTTTAGTCATTTCGACGTCGTTGCAAAGAATTGCGTTAATGTGATTCCGATACATTTTGTCGTTAATTTCATGCGGGTAGCGTCGCTCAATCGACTCAAATGTGCTTCTAAACTTTTCGCGGTACTCGTCTGCGATCAGGTGTTTGAGCAGGTAATCGCGGTATTCAGCCCAATCTGAAAACATGAAAGGTAATTCTTTGATGTACCAGTCCTCTTTACCCATTTTGCCTGCTGTGTCGAGTCCACCGATTCGGCGGGTTGCTCGCTCGTAGGTGTCTGGCTCCACCTCTTGCAATAGGAATAGCGCGTGGACTGCCGTCTCATGGTGATAGTTAGACACCCGCATTTTCTTGAGTGAAACGCCATAACGATACAGATCGTCATAATGGGTATTGTACGTCCAGTTGTTGTCATGGATCGCTTTCCAGATGTCAATAAACGTCCAGTCATACAACGGATGAAAATTGTAATGCTGGTTTGGCTTGCTGATCAGATTGCCCCATGTAATCCACTTGTAAGTGACCTGCCCTGTAAGCCCCATGTATCGGGCTGGAGACTCCTCGCCACGAACACCTGTGAATACGGCTGTTTTGGATCCCTCAAATAGTTTGGTGACAGCCTTCTCCATGAGATCGACAAATCGGTCAGTCCCAAATGTGTTTTCTTTGATAGAAATTGGATCTTGATCTCTGACCCATTCCTCGCCTTCTCCCCAAACATGTAACCATTGGTCTTTTGCTGAGGTGGCATTCTGTAGGCGAAATGGTACTTGTAACCAGTAGGGCTCCACATCTGAGTCGTAAAATACGTTTCTCATGTAATCGACTGTTGCTTCTAATTCGCATTCTTGATCCAGCCATAATACTTTTAATGGCAGCCGATCACGTTCTTTAGCGACCTGTTTAACCATTTCATAAACAACGGTGCTGTCTTTGCCCCCTGACATTGACACGACGATATTCTCAAACTCGTCAAAGATCATGTTGATCCGCTCTAGGGCTTCTTGATAAACAGTATTTTGTTTCCAGAGTTTCATGAAATTACCTTGACCAGTCGTTCATAACGGGCAGGGTTAATTTCAGATCCGATGTATTCGGCTCCAGCCTTGATCGCTGCTTTTGCTGTTTGCCCGATCCCCGCAAATGGATCAAATACTGTTTTGGCTCCAGTCTGTCTGATTGCCTCGCCGATTAGATCAAAGCCTTTAGTCGTCTCGCCAAATGTGATTTCTGCATTAAACGTGAGTAGAACAAATGTTCGCCCCATCGACTGAATACGGGGATGGACTCCAGTCAAAACATGATTATGATTTTCCATAATTTCGACGACTGTTTCCCAATCTTTTGCAGCGAACTCAATAACCATTGGCTTTAAGCAGTCTGCGTAACTGGCAAGTTTATACATGATTGCCACAAAGTCGATCTCTGGACGGACACCTGTCGCCTTGTATTGCATGGTTGCAAAGGATTTTGCCATTCGTTCACCCCAAGGGGGATCGGTGTAAAGGAGATCATACTCTGGGAAATGCACCCATTCCATGATGTCCTTATTAAATGCTTGGCTCATTTTTGCCCTCTCAGCCTGCCGTCAATCCCTGTGAAATCAACCTGTTTGCTGCCCTCGATGTAAGGCAGCATGAACTCTACGATCCAGTCTATTGCAGTAACGTCAAAATCTGGATCATACGATTGACTGGTTCTTTCATAGTGTCCCACTTTGGGTGAGGTTCCAAACGTGCTATCTGCGAATCCGTCATGCTGAACTAGCGATGGCATGATCGCATACAGGGGGTGGTTTTGGATTGCTGCCCAACACTTTATTAACGAATCCTCGGCTATGGATCCAACAGGGTAATGGTGCTCTCTAGCCCATGCAGCGAAATCATAAGCAAGAATTGTTGGAATGGCGTGTAGGGGGATCCAAATGTTTTTGCCTGTTTTAAGGACGTGATGCCCGCTTGCTACTCCAGCAATGTAATCTTTGTTAGTCGGATTGTAAAATGAGATTGGTTCTTTAGGCGATCGAGTTAATACATGATGGATTTTATCAACCAGCCCATTAGGGATTTTGATGTCGTCATGGATAACTATTTTCCAATCGTCGTCGGTTTTGTGTTCCATGATTTTTAGGTAATTATCATTTAAGCCTTCATACCGATTTAAGGATCTACGATTTTTGTAGAAATCTGTTTGATCAGTAAACACCATTACTGTGGCTCCCTGAGCCTCTAGTTGCTTAACCGATTCCGATGCATCTCTGCTGTAATGGTTAAGAATGTAGAACACTACTCAGTCCAGTAAGTTTCGGATGGGCGGGCAAAATACTGCTTCCCATAAAACGAGTCGATAGGGGCTCGGTTAATTACAATAGTGTTCTCGAGCAGATCGCCCATTGTCCAATACTTAAATGTCCCCACATAGATGTAGATGTAAATCTTTGAGTAAAAGTTTTCTTGATGCCCGTATTCACGGATTGTTAAAACCATCTGCTCAAAATCTTCCTCTGATTCAGGTCGCCATTCCCTGATTGTGTATTCGTGAGGAGTCGTATTTGAGTAACTTTTAGCGGTTTTCCATCTGACTGCTGCTATAAAGTCAAGAACAAACTTTCGGGCTGGCTCGGGCATTGCGGAGTCAGTATTATTCATGCTGTCATTTTCCTATGTTTAATTTTTTTAAGATTTGTCTAATCTTATCTGAATACCTGCTGTCAGTCGAATCCTCGTCCTCGGGATTAAAGTCGCTACGCCCAAAAGACGTTTCCACAAAAGTTCCATCTGGTAAAGGTTCAGGAGTAATTTCGTCGTCACTCATTCGATGCCGTCCTCTGTCTTACGCGATCGAATTATCTCGACTGCCTTCTTGAGTCCTCGAGCCAGTTCTAATGGGTCGCCATTCTCAATAAGCATTTCTGCGTATGCGTCAACCTCTTTCGCAATTACTTCGCTAACGTCATTCGCGCAGAGAGTCGCCACAAACGTATTATTCAGGTGGCGGTCAGCAGCGTCTGTTCGATTCATTAGGTTTACCACGGCGAATCCTCTTTCTTAGCAGGGCGAGGGATCACCCCAATGTTATCCGCATCTATTACAAGAGCGGTACGGGCTTCCCCGTCTTTCGATGTGTAATGACTTTCCGATAGTTTCCCGCTTACTGTGACTAGGGAGCCTTTGGGGATGCTGTCGATTGCTGCCTCAGCCCCACGCCACAATGAGACACTAAACCAGAGGGTGTCTTTGTCGATCCAGACATCGTTTTCTTTGGTAGTTGGGGTTACAGCGATCTTGAAATTGCCTACTGCTCGCCCTGTCTGGGTAAAGTTGATTGTTGGTTCCACTGCCACTCGTCCGACGAAGGTGACTGTTGGTTCTCCTGCCATGCTGTGTTTTCCTTAATCTCTAGACTTACGTCTCCATTATTCATTAAGATTACTCTTGTACCATCTGGACGGCAAATTGCTATTTCCTCTGGCGTGTCCCATGATTTAACGATAAAACCCATTTCTGTAGCCTTTTTAGGATTTAGGTGGACTGACTGAGTGCCTAGATTATGGCATTCGTGATGCAACGCGACTAGATTACTAGCCTCGTCTCTGCCCCCTTGTGAACGCAGTTTCCTGTGATGGATCGCCCATGACTCTGGAAGCCAGTCTCCACATAGTTCGCAATAGCCCTGAGCCCTGTGGAATACTAACTCTCGGAGTTTTTTATCCACGTTTGTCTTTCCATGAAAACAGGCAATCTTTGTTGACGCAGACGTATTCAGATCCACATTTCATTATTGACGGCTTAGTGCATTCTGGGCATTTCTTGCGGGATTTGTATTCGGGCAGATCGGCGGGGGCTGTCCTTAGCAAAATGGCATGATGCCAATCGCCTAAATCGTAGATCATTTGTTTCCCGATGTCCTCTTGTTTTGCTATAAAGGATCCGATGTATTCAGCAAAAAAGTCAAGCCTCATTGAGACGATCGGGCTGGCTCCATAAGTGATGTTTGCAGCGTGAGTGGGTGGAGCGATCTGTAATACGTTTCCAATGTGATCGGTTTGGACTGTGATCCAGTCCTCAAACTCTTGCACAAAACTGATCATGTCTAGCATGATTGGGTACGGTCGAGTGTTTTGAGTGTGAGAAAGCGATTCCATAAGATTCCATAATCGGGGATAGTGAGCCGAGCATTCGGATGTCAGCAATTTAGGCGTGATCACCATAGCCCGCTTCCTTAAGTAATTGAACCATGAGCGACAGCGGGATAATAGCGGGGAAGTCTGCGATGCGTGCTTCTCCCCATCCATCTGGACGGATCACGCAGATTGGCAATACGCCGTCCACAGCGCGAGCCTTAGCCTGCTCCATTGCATCAATGGGTGAAAACCCCCGCCTTGCTTTTACTTCCCAATCTAGGGCTGGTGTGCCCGTAACGTCGCTACCTGATCGACCTGCACCTGTGGATTCAGCAAATGCCCATCCATTCTTTTTTAGATAATCGGCAACCATGCGTTGAGTGGCGTACCCGCGATGCTTTCGGTGTTGGCTCATTCGTCGTCCTCGTCTACCCATTCATAATCGTCCTCGGTTGAAAGGACATGACTGAGTATTCCAGTTCTACGCCATGCAGGTAAATCGGACGTTCGATGCTCCTCTAGCCAAACGCTTCCATCTCCCCCCACCCATTCGGTTAAAAGGATCCATGTCGTGCAGACAGCGGTTTCAGAACGGGCAGCCCCATTGGTTTTGATCAGTTGATCAACCTGTTCGGACAGCGGGCTGGTTTTCATAACCTCATTCTA